AATAGATCATCCAAAAATTGTGGAAATACTTGTATATTAAGTGTTTGTTTTAAATACATCATTTTATAAAACACAGAACTTGGCATTCTATTATATTGTGGAGAGCGACATCTGATGTGGCCCTGTGAATCACAAAATACCTCTAAATTGAGTAAGTTTGCGGTGTTTTGTATTTTTTGTCGTACTGAAGTAAATTCATTATTGTATAATGATAAAGCTCCACCTAAAGTTTGTTCATAGGCCAATATATCTAAATCTTTATCATAAGAGTCATCAACAATAAATAAATTTTTATCTTCATTAGCTCTAACATTATATGACATTCTACGTGTCAAAAAATTAAGCTGTCTTCTTAATAATCGCCTACTAGCACTAATAGATTTTTTGGACTTGCCAGAATCTATAAATTTATTATCATCAAAAGATGTGTCATCACCTACTTGCTGTGTGAAATCATTATCAGCATCATTAATATCTTTTATATTGCTTCTTATTTCTGAAGCTAAAGACTCTGCTTGAGATTTAACCTTGATAAAATCAGGATTTTGATATTTGCTTTTTTGTGAAAAAGCATTTGCTGCGCCTTGCTGTATTGCTATAATGGTTAAATCTTGTAGCTTCTTTATTTGAGAATTTAAAATTTGATTTTTACCAAGAATATTTGCTGTCTTATTAATTGAATTGATATATGAAGCTTCATCTACAACTAGATTTTTAAATGGAATAAAATTGCCCCATAATGTATTACTTTTAACTAAATCAGTTCTTAGTGATTGAAGAAAAGAGTGGGCTGCATTTTGTTTACTTTGTGGGTCTAAGGATGAATCTCCAAAAGTAACAGCAGCTTTATAATAGGTTGCAAAATTATAAGGAATACCAGTAATTAGTAATGATAAAACATTCATTACATCTTGGCCAGCAAATGGCTCTTTAGCTATATTTTGGCTACCTACGTTAATTGGATCATTCATTGATAAATTGCTACCAAATTGCGTGAAAACTCCAATACCCTCTTTCCATTTATATACTAAACCATCAGGAGCATAAAAAACTTTAGTAATTCTGCCAGTAACTGGATCAAAATTTCTATCTTGAATTATGTTTTCTTCATTAACATGTTGTCCAGCAAATCTTCCAAGTTTATATTTAACAAGGGATGCCCCTTTTGGTGAGGAGGAACTTCCTTGGCTCGTTCCTAACAAAACTTGATTCTCTTTCAATAATTTAGGTATAGTGTCATTAGAATTACTATTGATACTATCAAAATTACTTTCAAAAGGTGTGAGTGGATCGAAGAAGGCTCCATTAAATGTATCTGCACCAGGTTTGAAATTTATTTTACCTTGATCAAAATAAGCTGTATTATCAGTACCATTAATATTAAGAGTAAATTTTCCATCAGCCCAATTATCATTCGCGCCCTGTACAACACCTGCAAAAACGTGAGTGCCTTCATTTTCAGATACAAATTGATTACGAACTAATGTCCACAAAAAATTAGGAAAATCTGGACCAACAAAAGCAGACTTTTCAATTTGTAAAGGTACATTTCCACTTGGATTAAAAGCGCCAGCAGCATTTGCAAGATTTGTAAGTGTATTGTTTAAATTCTGTAACATACCTAAACCAGTAAACATATTAGGTAAACCAGAAAGTAATTTAGTATCATATCTACTTTTAGAATTAATGTAAATATGAACACTGTCCATCGGTTGAATAATAGGTTGTCCAGAAAAATTGAATCTTAATTTTCTTCTAGTATAATTAGTGTCTTTATTAGAGGTTTGAAAAGCATTTTTAGAATTAGCCTCTAAACTTATTTTGCTGAAAATTGTGCTAATTAATCTATTGAATATAGACAATTCAGAATCAGGACCAGTATGGGTTGCAGACCCAACTGGAGAGAATGGTATATTATTAAAAACTTGATTTTGTGTATCTAGCCCATCATTACCAGCAGCCGATCCGCCTCTTAAATATTCTGGGGCAACTGTTGTGCCATGACCAAAAGCTCCGCCTGTAAAAATAGATGCAGCAGAAGAACTATCATAAGTAAATGGTAGCTCGATACCAAGCCTATCTAATATTGCTGTAACTCGTTTACCCAATAAAGTACTAGGATCAACTTTAAATGATATTGGGCTAGCATTACGAAGTGAACGAATATGATTTAATCTAGCCTGTAAATCACTAATAAGTGTTGCAGAATTTTGTTGAGCAAATTGAAAAATCTTATGATTATAAAACATATTAGTAGCATCACTAATTGCTTTTTCAATATCAAATTCTGTAATTATAGTAACTTCATATGGATCCATTATAGTTAATGAAAAATTGCCAGGACTACCTAATTCAGTACTAGTCATTGTGCTTAAATTAGTAAAATTAGTAATTTCAATTACACCTGTTCCTTGTCCTAATTGAGCTTGAAACAAATTAGTAGAATCAGTAATCCAGCTAGTTGTTGAGCTAGTTGTATTGAATGCATAAATTTTACGTAAGGTATCTAATGTTTTAGTTAGGATTGCTGCATCACCTGTAAGCGCACCAGTTGGATTAAAACGAATTCCTGTATCTAAACCAGTATTGATGATATCGCCGAGAGTAAAAATTACTGGCATCAATTGATCTGGCACACTTCCAATAGCAGATGTAATTTTTTGTATTTTAGATATTTTTTCTAATGCAGCAATTTGTTTGCATTTATTCTGAAAAAGAATGCGCATTGCGCGGTAATATAATTTTTCATCAGAATCCATAAAATCTGGTCTAAAATTTTCACCAACAGAAGCAAACATCTTCTTTTTTATTAAAACAGTAGCATTAGGCTCTTGTAATAATACTTCAAATTGTTTAGGGTCAGTATTGTAAGGATCTTTTCTTAAGTATCCTTCTTCTACGTACCTTCTTTCAGCAGACTGATCAAAATGTTTAGAAAAATCTCCAAGAGATCCATATTTTTCAGTTTTACCTGTTTCGGGATCTATTGAATCTAAAGTATGATTCGTATTTTCTCCTAAAGAAAATTGACTACTAATTTGATTTGCTAATTCGCCTAAAAAACCCATAATACTTACTGTCCTTGTACATTCCCAGAGAATGAGTTAGCTGTACCATATTGGCTTGGACCATCTTTGGCACTTCGAGTGAATGGGAAGTAATTTGTTCTATAACCTCTTCTTTGAGTAGCTGTAAATGTCATTTGATATTCCATCAAAAAATTATCCGCCCTCTCATTAATCGTTATATTTTCAAAAAATCCACGGTATACCCATCCATTATAATACATCTCTACTGTAAATGCTAATTGAGCTAATGAAGGTATATTTTTAGCAGATAAGTTATTATTAGGAGAATCTAATCCAGTAATTCCTCCAAGTAATCCTGCAACACCTGCTTGAGTAGATGCACTGCCACCAAACAATGAATTGGTTATTCCAGAAGCTGCACTATTTATTAGATTATGACTTAAGTCATTATTAAAATTATTAGCAGCTAAACTTAATCCAACTGAATCAAAAGCGTATTGTTCTGCTCTATACATTTCATATAAAACATTTATTCCTTCAATTCCAGCACTTCCGGTAGTACCACTGATATTTATAGTAGTTAAATCTTCTCCCCAATATTGTAAAGTAAATCCACCTTTAGTTCTATCTTTGGATATCAATTTTTTGTGAGCATAACTTATAGCAGAAGGATTAACATACATTCTAACTATTCCAAATTGAGGAATAAACCATGTAATAATATTTCTTTTTAATTGTCCTGGTTTGTTACTTGGAACATTATTGTATGGTAATCCATTACCATCAGCAGAATAAGTTGCTGGTACTAAAAATCCATCGGCCTTAAAATTTCCTTGCTGGCTGCTTGTTAATGGATTATTTTGGTTTAAAAAGTCTTGTGCTGAATTTGCAGCATCTAAAATTGGATTTGACATATAGTTCCTAGTTAACGTGCTGGAGTTATAGAGTGTGATTGACCATTTTCTTCATATACTTTTACTTCAACCTTAATTCTTCCAGTAGATCCTTCTTCAGATACAATTACTTCCCGTGGAGCCTTTGTAGTAGATGTAGCATTTGTATTATTATTTGTTGGAACTTGGCCACGAGTTGCTGTGGCTAAAGTGGCACCAGCAGTATATGGTTTATTTCTTCTTTGCATACTATTTCTTTGAAACTCTCGTCTTTGATCTATTTCATTTTTAACATCTTTTAATGTTGTCTTTTTAGTAAAAGCATGTTCATCATAAGATTGTTTTAATGTATCAAAAACGCTTTCTATAACAGGTATTCCTTCTGATAGCATATTAACAAAACTAGAAACACTTTCTTTAATGTTTTGGGCAGAAGCATCTTTAATAGGGCCAGCTTTACCCATTTGGTTATTAATCATTTCTGCATGAGTTCCGCCCTGTCTAACTGCATCTCTAGATCTAGATGTAATACGTTCTCTTAGCTCTCTTTGAGAATCTGTGACTGGAGGCTCATTAGGGGTTGGGGCAGCCGTAAAAGCTCGTTGTGCGTCCCTTAAACTCATAGGTTCTAATCTGTGGCGTATGGCACTAATATCAGTAGACATATGTGATAAAGTAGTATCTGATGTTCTTTCTATAGCTGATCCCTTTTCAATAGCCCCTTGTAATCCTTTGGAGTCTAGACCGGCAATTCCACCTGGAACAGTTTTTCCTTCTCTTATCATTCTTTGAACTTCTAATAATCTACCTGCATCTTCTTGAGTTTTGGCTATGCTTCCAAGTGGGCCTTGTTGAAGTAATGCAATTTGTTTCTGTCTGGTTTGTGCAGCCGATTCACTTTTTTCAGCTTCTTCTAAAGTAACCTCTTTGCCAAGACCCATTTTTTGCATGGAACTCATCATCATTTTCATAACACCTTCAGTATCACCCTTTCTCAACATTCCTTCAATTCTAGCAGCACCCATTAATCCACCTGGACCACCAGTTTGAGCCGATAGAAATGCTCTTTGAGCTACATTTAATCCAGCCATTGCACCAGTCATATTTTTAACAACATCTACTGCATGTTGACCTGTCATACCAGATTCTTTTAATCCTTTGACATAATCATTCATAATACTTGAAATAGATTCTGTCATATTATGAGCGCCAACGCCTGCGTCTGTTAAATCTTTGAATGCACTAGTAGCTCCTAATAATCCACTACGCATATCATCTAATTCTATTCCAAGATTATTAGATAGCTCACTGAAACGAGAAACAAATTTTAAAGAATCTTCACCAACTAATCCAAAACTTTTGAAAGATTGATGTAAATCTTGTATTACTTGATTATAATCACGTCCACTACCTTTGGCCATCTTAATGGTAGCGGTTAGCATACTCATAGTTCCACCAGCTGATGTTCCACTACTAACTGTTTCTTGTAATGCTTTAGGTATCTTTCCTAAAGCCATATAATAATCCTGAATTTGATCTACTGTTGAGTTGGTGGCATCTTTAGAAAGATCCATCATCTTATTTTGTTCGTCTATCAAATTAGTCATATTTTGAAGGTTATTGCCAGACTTAGCAAATACAGTTGAAAGATTACCTGTGCTTGCAGAAAGATGAATATAAGCATTTTGCATTTTAAGTGCATTATCCGCATTATCAAACATATTTTTTAGGAAATTTAATGTAGCTACTGAACCCATTTTTTGAGCCGCAGCTAATTGAGAAGATGACCCTCCTGCTTTTTTAAATGCATTAGATAATTCAGATATTTTTTGAGTAGCTACAGATGCAGCTGTACCACCTGAAGCTAACATTTGTCTTAAATCATTTACATGACCACCAAATGTATTAACATATTTATTTGAAGTTTCAAAACCCCTAAATTGATCTTGTGCCTTAATAACAGCAGTGCCTAATCCCAAAAAAGCAGCAGTAGCTCCAGAAGTTAAAGTATCCATCTGGTTCAAATCTTTACCAGCATTTTGTAATGAGCTTTGTAATCTATTCAATACATTAGACGCATCATTAACAACACTACTATAATTATTAGTTGAATCAGTTAAATCTTGTTGAGCGCGTGTTATTTCATTAGCAATTACTGCTTGCTCAGCTGTGAGTGGTCCAGATGGAGTGTCTACCATATTTATCCTTGATTAACTACGTTATGCCTACGTCTTCTTCTAATAGGCGGATTTTCATTTTGTGATAACTTTATACTTTGTTGCCTTACTATATTTAATGATTCTTCATATTCTTCATCTGTAGATTCATGCGTATTTCCATCACCCATAATTTGTTGAACCGCTTCTGGATTCCAAAAGGATGCTAATAGATATGCGTGATTTTTAGCTAGTTCGGCCTCTTCATTTTGTTTAGCCAACCAGTTATTATAAAGCCACATTTTTTGAACCGGGTCCATATCTGTTATAAATGGATCATCTGGTAATTTCTTATATCTTTCGCATAGATAGTCGTGAAATCGATGTTCCGGTTCGTATATTATTTTTTTAGATCTTCAGATACCTCCTTGGCATCTTCAACACTTTTTATAGCAAATTTGTCTCTAGACTCTTTTGCTAATAGTAAATATTCATCATATAATCTTCCTAATAGAGCTTCTGGTAAATCATCAATTAATTCTAATTTTGCTTCTAGGCTATTAGATCCAACAAATTGAGCGGTATCTACACCTGCTACTTGAATTAATGAGCGGGCTAATAATTGTTTTCTAATTTCAAAAGGTGATTGAACTGTACCATCATATTCGGCAGCTGCTGTTATAGCATCTCTCATTTCTTTCCCAAGAAGAGTTTGTAAAACGAATACATTGCCCTCTAAATCAACTTGACGAGAAGAGCGTGTCATGCCTATTAACATTTCGATACGACGTTTTGCACCATCATTTAGGCGCTCTTTGCCGGTTCTTTTAGCCTCACGAGCCACTCTAATTTGACGCTCAATTTCCATATCATTGTCTTCAGGAAATGATTCAGATTGTAATCTATTTTGAAATGCCATTGCTGCATTAACATCTACTGGCACTTGAGACCCATGCATAGATGGGCCACGATGTCTCATTACAGGATCCATATTATTATGCTCTACATTTTGATATGGATGATCAGTCTCATCTGGAATATCATATTCTTTCATAGGTTGACCGGCAAATCTCTTATTTCCCAATGGGCTGTCATAATTAGGCATTTTTAACTCCACAAAACAAAATATCCTACAATTGTATATAACAATTACAGGATATTTTTAAGCTTTATGAGCTATATTAATTGATTAGAATAAGTCACCAGCTGAGCCAATATCGATAAGACCGGCCGCGTCAAGAGATCCTCTTCTACCATTAGAGCCTGTATCAACAAGTTGCTCAATATTAACAATACCATCACCACTATTAATGTTGACAATACCATTAGGACCAGCACCCATGTGTTGAATTCCTCTTTCTCCACCGACTGCAACAGGTTGAGAACTACCATTATTAAGTACGCTGAAGATTGTTTCTGCTTCCCAAGTCATTGTGTCGGTAATAACCCAATCACTGATTTGATAAGTATAATCAAGACCTGAAATCCATACATTTTTAATAACTGTAGAAATTTGAGATCCTTGATCTCTCTTTTGTTTATCCAAAATGACAATATCAAAAGGATATACTTGAGAATGAACGTGAATGAAACCTCTACTGAAAGCTTCAGTTACTCTTAATCTATCAAATCTAACTCTCTGGCAAGTACCAGTAATGTTAGTTGAAACGTTTGGAACGGAGTCGATATGACCATCAGTTCCAACTTCATCAATCATTTTGATACCTCTCTTTTCAGAGATGGCCATGGATTGAATAGCACCGACAGCAGTGTTATTTACCATAATAATAATATTGGTTGAAATACCAGTACTAGTCTTATTGACATTACTGCCAGCGACTGTAAGAGTAGATCCTGTATTTGCTGCATTAGTCATTTATATTCTCCTAATTAGATTTGTCCCAAACTTACCTTAATATAGATGAAGTTGACCGGATAAGTTGGTTGGACTCTAACAGTGATATTCCATTGTCTTGGATCCACATCATCTCTTACAACTGATAAGTCTTTGTATTGAGTAATTAATCCTTGTGAAACTAGAGAGTTTAATAAGATAACACCACGTGTATTTAAAATTGCGCCAGTATTTGCAGACTCTGCATTTCCAATAAATCCTTGGAATCCAGCCCTCAAAGTCTTAGCGACCCTATCACGTATAAAGACAATTGAAACTTCTTGCTCTTCTGGGAATCCACTTTGAGTAGTTGTAATTCCCCATACAACTCTTCCACCACCAGCAACTGGTTGCAATGTAGTAACGCCCGCAGAAGCCAAAGCCTCTAGTGTTTGTGGAGAGAATTGCTTGTTTCTTAGAATTGTGAAACCACTGAATACCTTATTGGTAATTGGGTTTTCAAGTCTAATATCGGCAGCTTCGTAACCAGCGGCAGCAGCAGCTAAGTAGAATCCATCAATTAAGACGTTATCTGCACCAGCCTGTACTACTATTTGATCTGGATAGAAATAAACAGCTCTAAATGTATTTCCAAATGCATCTGGAACAGAATAGTTGGCTAAGTCTTCAACGTTACCAGCTAGAATATCTGTTACAGTTTCACCTTGGATACCTTCTAGAATACCAATGTCTTCAACTGCTGCTGGCTTAGCACCCGTTAAGTTTTCTGGAGTCAAACCATTGATAGCTCCAATGAATAATACTCTTTCTTTTTTGTTTCGAATATTGCTCATGCTCAAACAATGACTTAGAGCATTTTGGAAAATGATAGAGATAGTTTGCTTTGGAAGTGGAACTAATATATCACATTCAACTGCTTCTAATGAAGCTAATGCAGTAATCCATCCAGCATCATAGAATGTAGCATCTCTAGAATCTACAACAGTTACTCTTAATGCATAACCATTTGGAACAACGTTTTTGTTAACAACAACATAATTACTAGTTGCTGTTGGATCCAAAATTTCATATTCAAGATTACTTTCATTAACGACAGCCTTTTTAATGCTAATACCACTGCCTACAGCGCCCATGATATCATAGATACCATTGTTTCCATCGGGTGCAGAAGCTGAAATTACTGTTGAACCAGAAATTTGTAATCTGTAGTTAGTTATACTTGGTATGGTAGAAAAGTTAAGACTTGCACTATTCATATAACCATCACCAGTTGCAGATCCAGAAGTTCCAGATGGGAACGCTACTGATGGTATTAAAGCTCCATCAGTTCCAGCATATGTGCTAACTTGTAAACCTGTAAACTTATCAATAATTTTATAAGAAACTGAATTCTCAGTGATAAAATCAGATAAGTAAACAGGATTTGCTTGTAATGTAGATGGTGAGAATACTGTACCATCAGCAACAACATACAAATTACCATTTGATACAGCGGTAATATCAAATACACCGATGTTAGAGGAATTATTGGAGTCAATAATTTTTAGAGCTTTTCCAACATAGCTTGAGTCAAATGTAACTGATGGGCTACTGAAAACTCCTTGATTATAGAAGGCAGTATTGCGACCAATATATCCATCTTCTCCATAATTAACAGCTTTAAGACTTTGCTTAACTGTATAGAAATATGAATGTCCACCAGGAGCAGGAGTGCTGTCTTGGATGAATGCGTGAGTTGTTGGTTGTCCAGCAGTATCTAATAAGTAGTAAGCTAATTTGTTTGGAAGAATTTGAGTTTCTACGTTAGTAGTATTATTCTTGACAAAGAAGTGAATATTAGAATTGAAATCTGGTACAACTCCTACTGGTAATGGGAAAATAAATTCATCATCATCTGGAGCTAGTGCATTGACATCTTGATCTAATAGATAAGAAGTTCTGCGTGGAAGTGGTGGTGCTGCTTGAACGGTCAATAAAGCTGGAGCATTATTAGCAAAAGCTAATTGAGCGCCCAAAGATAGATTGTTTGTTAAGCTTGGTAAACCGTGGCGTCTAACAACATCTCCTAAACCTTGAAGAAGAATAGGATCATTAAGATTTAAACTTGGAATATAGTTAGCAGTTAAAGAATCATTTCTAACTAAAACTCCGCTAGATACAACAACAGTAAATGCATCACCCTCTCTAAATGGAGTGACACCTTCTAGAATAGAGAATGTTATAATACCATTACTTACAATAGTATTATTGGCAATCCAAACAATTGGATTTCCATTAGCATCTAATTTAGCTCCAGAAACAGTTCCGAAAGCAAGGAAAGTGGCAGTACCAGCAATTGGGTTATTTAGATTATCTCTTTGAACTTTGACACAACGAACTGTCCAAGTTTCTGGGACAGCATTGCTATCAACGATAGCAATGTTTTGAAGAGAGCCAATACCTACGTTAGTAGATAGAGCAGAATAAAATGCACCACCTTGATCAAATAAATGAGCACGTTGAAGCTCTACTTGACCAGTGGTAATATCAATTCTATAATCGTATGAATTGTTAAATGGATTGCTATCAATTAATGATTCAAGACCAACAAGTGGTATTCCATTTTTAAATAAAGTAGTTCGGTTAGAAATTAGAGGGAAGTTAGAAAGTTGAAAATGTCTACCATCTCTACCAGTTACACCTGTATAGCTAGAGTTTAATCCATCTTGTCCACCACCAACCGCTTGAGAAACAATAGTTTCATCTGTGGATCCTTCACCGATCATAGCGGCTATTCTGGAGCCACCAGGAACCGATACTCCACGTGATTGAGTAATTACATCAGTAAAAACTCCTGGTAGGACATTTGTTGCTCCGGGGATATTTGCCATAGTATGGTCCTTTTATACGTTTAAGAAGATCACTTTTATATTAAATTATGCCTTATTTAGGTGACACCATTAGACCTATTTTATTATCTTTGTGTGTCATTAAAGATTTTTGAATATCTATATTCGAAATCTTTATAATTTACATGTTTAGTAGTATATCTGTAAGACTAACTTCAGTATTTACCGTTAAATTAGGGGAAACCGGGCTATTTGGGTTGCTTAAATTTTCAAAAGTAGCAGTAAAAAAGATGGCGTCAATGACGCTACTGACAGGAATTTCTCTTCTCCACTCAGTTCTTACACCTAATGTGATAGTTTGCCTAAATAATTTATCATTTCTATCGTCAGACTCTGATGCTGAACCAATATCTATAGATTTTATTAAAAGTCCAACATCCTGTAAAGTATTAAAAGTTACAGCGGCAAAACATAAACCTATGGCCTCTGCCAGATCATCTCTAGCTCTTAAACTTCTAGACATTACGTCAATAATAACAGTACCTTCCCAAATGCCTGCCATAATAAAAGAAATTGGTTTATGTATTGTGGTTTGATTTCCATATCCATCTTCAAAAATAAGGTCTTCATATTGAACACCGTCTTGCTCTCTATTAATAGAAATTGGTACATATTTGGAGCCACCACTTTTAACTAGAATAGCTGGATAGTAAATTCCATCATAACGATAATTTTCACCGATAAATAATCTAGTACTTAATCCTTCTTGATTAGCACCATCTTTATTATGCATTACTGGAAGATCTGCTCCAGGAGGTAAATCAGTATGATCTGTAGTATTTGCAAATCCCCATTGATCTTTTGAATAGTGATAATAATCATCTTTAGAGAAAAAATCTCTTAAAGTACTAATCACTAATTCTTTAGGATATACTAACATAGATGCTTGCACAAAATTGTGCAAACTCATTAAATTAGAGCGGAAGAAATTATTAGAACTCATATTAGTATAAGAATTTAACCCTAATAGGAGATAAGGCCAATTCCCAAGCAGGAGCGTTATCAAATGTGATATTTATAGCCACGCTTACGTTTACCTGATCAGTTCCACCAACTATAAACCATGGAGAATTAGTTGGAGCAGTATAAGTTAAATATTTAGTAGCATTAGTTAAATTGGTAACTTGATCGGCGCTTGATAGTACATAAAATTGTTGATCAACTAAATCATTGGCAGTATTATATGTATTTCTAATATCCATATAAAGATCATTAGGTTGCACTAAAGTTGCTAATTCAATTAATTGACTTCCATTATAAGTTGTACATGCACCAGTTGCAAACCATGCTCCTAATTTAATTTCTGTTATTGTAACGCCTCTTTCTAAATAAGCGCCCATATTATATTGTTGTTGAAAAGATAGCGTATTTGATCCAGAACCCTTTTCAAAAAGTGCACCCAATCCACCTTGATTTGGACTTATTATTGTATTTGTACTTGGTAAAGTAAACACATTTACAGAATTTCCAGGAAGACCTTCCCAAATTGGAATATAAATCATACCAGTTTGATTTTTATTAGAATGGAAAGACCATGTTGCAGATATATTAACGCCAGTAGTAGTTACCGTATTTCCTGCATCAATAAATTGGCTGTCAAAAAAGTTATTAGCAATTACTACTTGATTAGTTGCTCCAGATTGTCCAAGAATATATGCTTGAGTATCAAGTCCCTGTCTATTTAAATTGTTTTCTCTGACTGAAACAATTCCTGTAGACCAAATAGATATCATTGGAGCAGATGCAGAATTAATTACACCATTTATAGTATTGTTAATTATTTGTGCATTATTGAAATTTACTATTCCAGCATCATAGTAATACGTAGTTGTAGTTCCATTAGAATTTACTGTTGGTTTTTGTGAAACTATATTATTAGAGATTATAGACTGAGTTGTACCAGCAGTAGCATCTTCTCTTCTAAGCAAGATAGCTACGTTAGATGGAGTTAGGCTGCTAACTATAGTGTCAGTATAAATACTTAAATATATTGGATTTGCTGGACACAATCTGTTGTTAGATATAATTCCACCATCACTTGGTGCGGTTAAAGAGCTAGCTCCAACTTGAATCCAGTTAGCACTATTATTTGTAATAGAAAATGCGCCAGTTCCAACTTGAACCCAATTATTAGCATCAGCTGGATTGGCAGTTGATCTAAATGAAATGTATCCACCTCTATGATCTAGATTAGAAATAAATTTACAAGAATTTCCACTTATTACTAATTGATCTTGTTTATCTCTAACTAATGTAGAGCTATTATTTGTAAAGTTAGAAACAAAATCTCCGGCCGTAATAAATCCAATGGTTCCGCATGTGTTATTAACAACTCTAACATTAGTTGTTGCTAACATAGCGCCAGTAATTGCCGTTGCAGCTGTACGTACAGTTGATAATAGAATCAATTGATCATTATTACATAGATTATTTTCAATACTAACGTTAACTAATTTTGGTAACTTAGGATAAACTCCACCACCAGCCGAAGCAGTTAGTGTAGAAATTATAGAAATAATTGCTCTAGTATCATCTAGTGCCGCAGTAGAGTTAAACGTGTTTCTAGAAATATTGATATTTTGTAATATAGCAGAAAAATCTGTCAATTCAAAACTGACAAATGAATGCCTATCTTGCATAGCAGTCGTGAAAACATTATCTCTAATAATAATATCTGTTAAACTTGACGCTCCAATACTGGAGTAAATCATAGCAGAATCAGCATTAACTAAATTAGAAGTATCATATCCTCCACTTGTTCCACCTTGATATGTAATAGCGCATCTTTCCATAACAAATTTAGAGCCAGCTAAAGAAAATGATTTAGGTATATTACATGAGATATTGCAATCAGTTATTCTAACATTGGTAGTAGTAAGAAGGCCATTAACAACTAATGTTGATGGATCTATGATAACATCAATTAATGTACTTCCTGTACTGAATGTAACATTGCAATCAATAAACTTTACATGATTTATAGTTGCTGCACCAACAAATACTACTGTGGCATTTTTGAATGTACAGTGCGTTACATTTGATGTACTATTGAAAGTGATGGCTGTATCTACTTCAATGTTTCCAATAAAATCAATATCAGAAACCGTTGCCGTTTCATTAAATATAAGGTTTACATTATCAAATGTAACGTGGGACATTGTTACGGCGCTACTAAATGTTAATCCAGCTCCAGCACTTTGTCCTATAACAGATAGCTCTAATCCAGAAAGAATTGGATCCGTTGCTATAGTATTTAATCCTTTTACATATAGAGTGTCTTGGAAATTGTTATTGAATTTAATCCAATTAATAGCAGTGCCAAATTCTCTAAAGTTTCCTTGAGAGTTAGAATTTGTTAATGTTGGTGGTATGCTAGAGTCTTGGTCATTAATAAATCTTCTTACATCACGTGAAGTAAGAGCAATAGTAGCTCCTGTACC